GGCTATCCCAAGGTAGAGTACGACGGCGACGGGTACCCGACCTACACCTACCGCATGACGTTCCGCATGGGCGCGCAGCAGATCGAGGCCGAGGGTATGCGCAGCGCACACGATGAATTCTTTGCCGGTAAGAAAACAGATAGAAACGGCCAGCCCCAGCAGCAGAAAACCGTGGACGAGATCGACCTGGCCGACGTGAAGCGTGCAGCCTACACCAACTGCCTGAACCGTGGTATCAAGGGTATTCTGCCCGGCCTGCGCAACCTGGACGTGGCAGATCTCCAGCGCGGCGGCATCAACCTCGAAAAGACCGGCGGCTATACGTTTAAGAGCGGCTCCAAGGGCGGTAACTCCGGCAGAGCCGAGGACAGCGGCCTTGCCTGCGAGGCCTGCGGTACCGCCGTCAGCCAGAAAGTGGCCAGCTACGCCCAGGGCAAGTATGGGCGCGTGCTGTGTATGAAGTGCCAGAAAGCCGCTGACGCGGGCGCTCTGGATGTGGACTACCAGGAGCAACCCGGCTACGACGACCGGGACGCACCCCCGGAGAGGCGGTGAGCTGAATGCTGACTGCACAGTACATATCCGACCGCGTGAGCGAGTTCGTGAAAAGCGAGATCAAGGTTTACCCCTGCAACAACCTCCGCGCCAGTAACATCGGCCACCCCTGCGAGCGGTACCTGTATCTGCTTATCAAGCATTGGGACGAGCAGCGCCCCCACGACGAGGGCCTGCAAAACATCTTCGACTTCGGCAACAGCGTGGAGGAGTACACGATCCAGAAGCTGAAGAACAGCGGCCTGGAAGTGATTACCCCCACGGTGCGCAGCTGGAAAGTGGAAAACCCCTTTATCACCGGGCGCGAGGATATACGCATCAAAGACCCGGAGGACGGCCAGCTGTACCCGGCAGAGATCAAGGGCCTTTCCCCCTATGAGTGGGAGCGCCTGGACTGTGTGGAGGACTTCTACAACAGCAAGAAGCATTACGTGAGGGCCTACCCCTCCCAGCTGCTTGTGTACTGCTGGAAGTTCGAAAAGGAAAAGGGCTTTTTCATCCTCACCAATAAGCTGACCGGCGCTCTAAAAATCATCGAAGTGCCTTTCGACTGGGAACGCGCCGACGCGCTGCTGAAAAAGGGCGAGCGGGTATACGCGGCCCTGGCAGACCGCACCGGCAAGACGGTACCGGCAGCGTGCGAAGATATTACCGTGTGCGAGAGCTGCGGCCTGTGTCACCTGTGTACGGCCAATATTGAGCGCCCGGAAATGGACGTGGACGACGGCGAGCTGGAGGCTCTGATCGACGAGAAAACGGCCCTGAAGCCTTACGTCGATCAGCACAAGCGCCTGGACGAGGAGATCAAGAAAAAGGTAGGAGAACGGGAAAAGGTGCTGGCTGGTAAGTACGTTATCACCGCAAAGACCATTTCCAAGCAGGCATATACCGTCGCCGCGAGATTGGAGCGCCGCTTGACCGTTTCCCGCCTTTAAGGAGGCGAGGCTATGATCCCGTGGATACAGGTATATTCAAACCTGCCCCAACACCCCAAGACTACCAAACTGGCGGACGAGCTGGGCCTGGCAAGCGCAGCGCTGAACCCCAACGTTCTGGCCGTCGGCCTGGTGGTAAGCCTCTGGACGTGGGCTATCCAGAATGCCTACAACGGCGACCTCTCCGGCTGTTCCCAGCGAGCCATAGCGGAGGCTTGCCTATGGAAAAAGAAGCCGGAAACCCTGGTTAAAGCCTTGCAAAAGGCTGGCTTCCTGGATGCAGATATGAAGCTGCACGACTGGGAGGAATACGCCTGCCTGCTGGTGGAACAGGAGGAGAACCGCCGGGCAAAGACCCGCGACCGCGTGAAGCGTTACAGAGATAAAAAGGCTGCCGAGGCTGCCGGTGACGGTAACGTATACGGTAACGCTCCTTGTAACGTTACAGACACGCCCAGTAACGCACCTACCATACCAGACCATACCAGACAAGACCTAACCAGACCAGATAATTATTTCTCTGGTGGTGGTGATGATGCGCGAGCGCAGGCGCACGAGGAAGTGAACGAATTTTGCCAAGGGCGGGATTTGGAGCCGGGTGTGTACTTCGGCATGACCGGCGAGATCCGGGACACCGTGAAAGCCTTTACCGACGCTCTGTTCGTCAAGTTCACCACCAGGATGCCTACCGAGGCAGACGAGGGCCAGGTGTTCCAGGCTATTCACGACAACTGGTACGACGGCAGCGAGTGGCACATGAGATTGCCCCAGGCCCGGAAAGAGCTGCTTATGTACGCCTTTGAGAACGCCGGCGCCGCCGGAAAGCCCGGCGACTGGAAGTACATCAACGGCATTCTGGAAAAGCTGCGCCAGCGCGGCATACGCACGCTGGCAGAGGCAGAGGAATACGACATCAACCGCGAGCTTGACCGCGGATGGACGATCTAACAGCAAGGAGGCGAGAGCAACGTGGATTACTGGCACAAGGCCTGGACGTGTCCGTTCTTCAAGTGGGACGACGTGCAAAGCGTCGGCTGCGAGGGCGGCAAGCTCCGTTTCCCCGACAAGGAAAGCGCCGTGGAATACATGGACGCTTACTGCGCCGGCACCGGCTGCGCCTGGGAGCAATGCAGCGTTGCCGCCTCCCTGCTGAAATACTACGACCGAAAGGAAGATACCGACCATGAGCAATGCGAAAGATAACAGAATTCAGCAGCTCCAGGAGCAGAATACCGAGCTGCACAAGATCTGCCAGCGTCAGCGTGACAGCCTGGCAGCCCAGCAGGAAGCCATTGTGCAGCTGAATATCTCCCTGGACAGCACACTTGCGTGCCTGGCAAACCTCTACGGCGAGCAGGTAACCCTGGAGGACGGCACCCAGGCCCGCCAGGTGAAGATCCCCGCAGAGGACTACCCCGGCGTGCTTGACCGCTTCAACGTCGGCGCTGTGATGTTCGAGGGGCATTACGTTATCGCGGTGGCTCCCAAGCCCCAGGAGGCTGGCGATGCTGAAAAGGCTTAAAGACTGGCTGATAAAGCGCCTGGGCGGCTACACCAAGGAGGAGCACAACGACTGGAGCCGTATCCCCATCGTCAAGCCGCTGATACGCGAGGAGCGCTTCAGGGCGGTGGATCTGCGGGCAGAACGCACCGTGTACTTTGAGGATGTCATGGCGCTGGGAGAGCAGCAAACGGAGATCCGCACACGGCGAGAGATCGTTGAGGAACTTTCCCACGCTATGCTCCCGTACATCGTCTGGAGGAAAACCCAGAACCCCGGCGTTTACAAAATGCGCGTCGAGGGCTTGCTTTTAGTCCAGGAGAGGGTGTGACGCTATGGCTGGCTTTGCATTAAAGCCCTGCCCATTCTGCGGCGCTCCCGCAGAGTTATTCCGGGGGCAGCAGATGCGGGACGGCCACATGACGCACTACGTACTGGCACGCTGCACCAACTGCAAGGCCGGTACCCGCAGGACGGACTACCCGGCGACCGAGCCGTTCAGCGACCAGGAGGAACAAAAGGCCGCCAATCTTTGGAACAGGAGGGTGTGAAGTGCTGGTAGATGTTACGCTGTTGCGATCTCCGATTAAGCCGAAAGCGGACAGTACGCTTCGCAATATGCGAAAGGCTGACCTGATCGAGTATGTCAGGAGCCTGGAACATAACCACAACGTCGCTGTTTCGTTCAACGAGCAGCAGGCGAGAAACATTGAGAAAATCCTGAAAGAAAAAGGCATTGAAACCGGGCGCTGGATCTGGAACGAAAACGCCTGCACCTGGGACTGCACCAACTGCCACGGATTTGTTGGCGGAGGCTCCCGCGTTTCTGCCTATGTTCGCTGCCCGTTCTGCGGGGCAGTTATGACGGTGATGTGATTATGGCCGAGATCATCAACCTGGACGTGGGCCTGCTGCCGGATTGCGCGGCCTGCCAGGAGGCCACAAAGCGCGTCCTGGCGCGCACGATGGACGTAGAGGGGCCGGGAGTGCCAGGCGTGATCTACACCTGCGACAACAGGCCTTGCAAGGCCAAGAGGAACGCCGTGGGAGCTTACATACTGCGAAAGGAGATGGCAAAGAATGACTGAATGTCCGTGTAGAAAGTGCGAAAAAGATACGTATTGCCCCACGAAGTGCGTACGGCAGAAGAAATGGTTTGCTGATGCGTGGAGGCGGCTGAGAGAGTTGTTCTTAGGAGGCAAAAACGATGGGGCTGAATAGCAGCGACCTGGCCCGCCTGGGGCCGCGCGCACAGAAGCAGGTGCTTCAAAAGCTGGGCGCGCAGCAGCGCCAGCGGGAGAGCAAGTACCACAACGAAAAGGACAGCCGGGGCGAAATCCAGTTTGACAGCAAGAAAGAGGCCCGCCGGTACGACGAGCTTATGATCTTGCTCCGG